GAATACAGTTAATGCAGTTAAATCAATTGCAGGAGCAGCCGGAAACTTACCATCGCTGCCAAGTAACGCACAAGATGCACTTAAGGCAATTGGACAAGGCTCAGCCGCGGCCGGCATTGCACAAACAGTCGGTGGTGCATTGGGAGGTATCTCTGGTGCATTAGATGCAATGAAGTCTGCACCGGGCTTATCAGGATTAATTGATAGTGCAAAGGGTGTAGCAGGTTCAGCATTTAGTGCGATTAAGAATTCATTCAAGGCACTAGAAGCAGGTGTTCCTCAAAATCTAACTGCTATTGCGAAAACTAAAGCCGCAGAAAATGCTACAGTTGCAGGACAGTCTAGTCAGTTAACTAAAGCACTGGGTGATGCGGCAACAGGAGCATTAGTGGGCGCCGCAACCAATGCATTGGGATTAGGTGGAGGCGCCGCACAGGGTGCATTGAATGCATTAGCAAGTGGTGGTAAGTCATTGGGTTCAGTAACCAACATTGGCGGCGCCATTAATAATACAGTTGCAGGAATTACCGGCACAGTTACTTCAGTTACGAATGCTATTACGGGTGCAAGTAACACTGCTAAATCTATCGTATCTACTGTGGGAGGAATTACTGGTGCAACAAGTAGCACATCTACTGCTACACTTGCACAGAATATTACTAATGCAGTGGGCACCGCAGTTAACTCGGTCAATGCTGTAGCCGGTGCAAGTTCTATGTTGAAAACAGGTGACTTGACAAGTTTATCTAAGGCTGCTAGTACTATACAGCAAGGAGCCGCAGCCGCAACTTCTGCGGCATTGGCATCAGGTATTAGCAATTTACCAGGTGGATTAAAAACTGTATCGGCTGTTGTTAATAATGCTACCGATGCAATCAACAAACTTCCTGGTACTGAGGCTATCTCAGGACTTGTTAAAGATGCACAAGCAGCCGCACTTAATGGATTGCCGTTACCAAAGATTCCGGATGCCGCCGGAGCATTATCATCATTAGCAAGCAAAGGATTACCTGCAGGTGCAGCCGCACAATTAACATCAGCAATCTCAGCCCTAAGTTCAGGTACAGGTGGCGCCATCAAGTTACCAACAATTGGATTCAATACAACTGATCGTGCATCTATTACTTCACAGATTACTTCAGTATTGGGTGATCCTAAGATTCCTATTCCAAATCTAGTAGGTGAAATTGCAGAATCAGTTAAAGATGAAGTTCAATCTGTTATTGACAAGAGTAAAGACTTGTTTGCAACGATTGATGAATTGGATGAAATCAATGATAAGATTGATGAAGCAAGAGAAGCATTTTATGCGGCTGAAGCAGATTTACCTGAGGGTGATCCAGAAATTGACAACTTGCGCAAAGCCTGGTTTGATCTATTAGATAGTCCTGAACGTAAAACACTATTGTCTAAACTAGATGACATTAAAGGTGTAAACGTTCCGGCGGTAGCCGCAGCCGCAGGTGGTGCAGCCGCGGCCGCAGGTGACTTAGTATCATCATTGAGTGACACATTGAGTGGCAAGGGAACAATCAATAGTTTGATTGATACTGCTTCAAATAGCGCATCATCATTGTTGGGAAGTATTACATCTGGTGTAAGTTCAATTAAAGGGTCATTAAGTTCTATTAGTACTACGGCAGGATCATTAACTAACTTAGTTGGGTCTGCCACACAATTAGCAGGAACTGCTAAAACAGCATTGGGTTCAGTGCCTGGTCAAGGCGCAACTGCACTAACTGCATTACAAAAGTCAGCATCAGTAGCACCAAACTCACAGGATATTAATAATTCTATTGCTGGAATTATTGGAAGTATAGACACTGGCCCCGGGGCCGGCTAAAATAAGGATATAAATACATCATGCCTCAATATATCGGATTCAGTACAATCAACTCATGTAAACCAAAAACTACTAATCCTGTGGGTTTAAACACAGGTGGAATTGATGGCGGTCCAGGTGGCATCAACAAGGGAATTGTTTGGGGTAAAAAGTTTCGTATCCTAGATGCACAACTAGTTGTTCAAGATTTTGTTAATGGATTGAACATTAGAATGGGTACTAAAGTAGGACAGCCTGGATATGGAACAAGACTTTGGGATTTTATTTTTGAACCAAACACAGCCGACGTACAGTTCCAATTAGAAAACGAAATTCGCAGAGTTGCATCAGCCGATCCTAGAATCGATTTGAACTATGTAAAAGCATTTCCCCAAGAAAACGGCATCTTAATTGAAGTACAATTAGCCGTTGTTCCCTTCAATAATCCCGCTACATTAAGTGTATTCTTTAACCGCGCTACAAACGTTGCTTCATTAGTATAACTAAAAACTGTCTTTTTTGATAATGATAAATATATCAAAAGAGACTTACTATGGCAACCAGTTCACGACAATCAGCATTATTCGGCGTAAATGATTGGAAAACAATCTACCAAACGTTTAGAGAAGCCGACTTTAGAAGTTATGATTATGAGACTCTACGTAAGAGTTTCATCGATTATTTGCGTCTATACTACCCTGAAACATTCAATGATTATGTTGAAAGTTCAGAATTCGTAGCACTACTAGACGTTATCGCATTCATGGGGCAGGGTCTTGCATTCCGCAATGACTTAAATGCACGTGAAAACTTTATTGATACCGCAGAACGCCGTGACAGTGTTATTAAACTTGCTGAATTAGTCTCTTATACGCCAAAAAGAAATATTGCAGGTCAAGGTTATCTTAAAGTATCAAGTATTCAAACCACTCAAAATCTAACAGACATTAATGGTTTAAATCTTAGTAATCTTCCTATCTTATGGAATGATCCTGCTAACCCAAATTGGTTAGAACAGTTCAATACTGTAATCAATGCTACATTAGTTGACACACAACGTATTGGTAAACCGGGTAACATTTCAGAGTTATTGGGCGTCACAACTAGTGAATACACTATACGTATTCCATCAAACAATCTTCCGATTGTGCCATTTAATAGTACTATCGATGGTCAAACAATGGGATTTGAATTGGTCAGTGCAACATCTATGGATGCTGACTATATCTACGAAGTTCCTCCTGCCCCTAACGGCAGATTCAATATGCTATACCGAAACGACAAATTAGGTTTTGGTAGCCCAGAGACAGGATTCTTCTTCTACTTTAAACAGGGTTCATTACAGAACTTTGACTTTACATTACAACAGCAGATTTCAAATCAAAATATTGATATCAACATTCAAGGTATTAATAATACCGATACTTGGTTGTATCAATTAAATGCTGACGGCACTAGAACACTTTGGGATAAAGTGGACAACGTGTATGCTGACGCATATCTACAAACTGAATTCTCAGAGAAGAAAATCTTTTCAGTAAATTCACGCTTCAATGACCAAGTAACTTATGTGTTCGGTGACGGAGTATTCAGTCAGATTCCGGTTGGTAACTTCCGTGCTTATGTTCGTGCTGGTAATGCATTAACATACACAATTGAACCAAGTGAAATGCAGGGTATTAGTGTAGCATTCACTTATATTGATCGCACCGGTCGTGCGCAAACATTAACAATTGGTCTAGAGTTACCATTAACTGTATCTACTGCACAAGCACGTGAAACACTTGCTAATATTAAGCAACGTGCTCCTACAAGATATTACACACAGAATCGTATGGTCAACGGAGAAGATTATAGCAACTTCCCATATACATTATACAGTTCTATTATTAAGAGTAAGGCAATTAACCGCTCAAGCGTGGGTGTAAGTAAGAATTTAGATTTACTTGATCCTACTGGCAAATACAGTAGCACTAATAGTTATGGTAGTGATGGCGCATTATATCAAGATGATACTGATGGATTCCTAACATTAACCATTAATAATACTAGCGACATTATTGCATTTTTTACAAATACACTTGCGGCTGCATTAGCAGATAATAACGCAACACAATATTATATTCAGAATTATTCTAGATATACTATTCCTGCAGGCACATATTGGAAAACAAGTACAGTAGATGCAAGTGCAGAAACAGGTTATTTTTATACAGTCAGTGGTAGTTTAGAACAACCACAAAGCGTAGGCATTTTCTCAAGCACTAACTTGAAGTATATTACTACTGGTGCAATTGTAAAATTCCAAGCGCCCACTGGTTATTATTTTGATAATAACAATAGATTAGTTGCAGGTATTCCTGGCCCCGGTAACCCGACATATATTTGGTCAACTATATTGAATGTTGTAGGTGACGGTAGCAATAACGGTGAAGGTAGTTTTGCTAATGGATTAGGCCCAATCAAAGTTAATGGATATGTTCCAGACGGTGTAACAGCAACAGAAGTTATTCCAGTGTTTGATAATTCATTGTCAACTACACTCATTCAAGAATGTATTATTAGAATGGAATTACAACAAGATTTTACATTAGTGTTTAACAATTCACTATTGATTAATCAAGAACGTTGGTCTATTCAATCATTTACTAATCCAAACTACTTTGTTAAGTTTACTAGTTTAGGTGGCAATCGCTATACTATTACGTTTAAATCATTAACATATTATTTTGGTAGCGTAGCAGATATTAGATTTACATTTGCAAAAGATGAACTTGTATATGATCCTTTCTCAGGAAAAATTATTCAAGACTTCATTAACATGCTTGCTGTAAATTCACAGTTTAATTCTAGCAGTCCATTGGGCAAAGATATTAAAGTTAATATCTTGGGTCAAACTGTTGAAAGTGACGGATATGTTAATGACTTTGAAGTAGAAGTTGCATCAACTGACGTTAACAATCGTCAATTGATCTTAAGTCCTGATTTCTTTAATGAAATTACTGGCTATGTAAATAATGGCGCAAATATTGGCGTTTATGTATTCTTTGAAGAAGTACAAGATGCTATTAATTTAACACGCCAATACATTATTCCTACAAGTGATGTAGTATATCAGTATGGTACAAAAACTCAAATCGAAGTAATCAAATATGATTATCCATTGGGTCAGTTGTTCTATGCATATACTGAAAACAAATTTTATAAAACATTCCAAGATCAAACTGTAACTACACCTTCTTATGTGGTCACAGAACAAATTCAGTATTCAGTTAAGCCAGGACGTCAAGGATTAAGTTTCCAATACAGACATAATAGTAACAACACTACACGTATTGATCCTGTTACAACTAACATCATTGATTTGTATGTTGTTACACAGGCTTATTATACTGCATATACAAATTGGATCACTGATGTTACTGGTACTGTAGTAGAACCAGATAGACCTACTATTAGTGAGTTGAATCAGGAATACGGTGAAGTACAAAAATTTAAGATGCTATCAGATGCAGTGGTCTTAAATAGTGTTGTCTTTAAACCATTATTTGGTCCTAAGGCAGATCCAGCATTACGTGGTACTATTAAAGTTATTAAAGCAAGTAACACAAATGCTAGCGACAGTGAAATTAGAAGTGCAGTATTACAAGCCATGAATAATTATTTTAATGTTAATAATTGGAATTTTGGTGATACTTTCTATTTCTCAGAATTAAGTGCTTTCTTACATGCAGAGTGTGGTGAACTTATCAGTTCTGCGGTGTTAGTGCCAAACAACCCCTCACAACCTTTTGGAGATTTATATGAAATTAAATGCTTGCCGTATGAAATTTTCGTAAACGCGGCTATCGCAAGTGACGTTTTAGTTGTGCCGGCTCTCACACCCGCTGAATTACAGATAAGATAAGTACATATATGGCTACAAACAGAATTAGAACCCTTGAGTTTCTACCAGAAATTTTCAGAACTCCTAGTAATGCTGAATTCCTAGGCGCTACGCTTGACCAATTAGTCAATCCACCAAACACTATGCGTATTCAAGGATACGTGGGTAGTAAGTTTGGTTATGGTGTAAATGCAAAAGATTATTATGTAACTGAACCTACAAAAACACGCAGAGACTATCAATTAGATCCTGGTGTTGTGTTCACTAAAAAGAATCAGAGCAAGGCTCAAGATTTTATTACATACCCTGGCATAATTGACAGTTTAAATCTTCAAGGTGGCGTTACTGATAACAACAGTAGATTGTTTGAGAGCCAATTCTATTCATGGGATTCATTCACAAGCCTAGATAAAATCATTAACTTCAACCAATACTATTGGTTACCTGATGGAGCACCTGCGGTAACTGTAGCCAGTGCCACAGTGTTTGCTACCAATGATTATGTTGTAACTGATCTACCTAATGGATATAACATTAGAACATTGGGTGCAGGTGCAGGTACACTTAACCCAACGTTGACTTTCTTGCGCGGCGGTACATATAGATTCATCGTTAATCAAGATAGTCAGTTTTGGATTCAAGGTGAACCGGGTGTAAGTGGATACAGTCCAACACAACCTAACTTGCCAGTTAGAGATGTATTCGGTGTATCAAATAACGGTGCAAGTCAGGGTATTGTTACATTTACTGTTCCTGCAAAAAATGCACAAGATGAATATATATTTCCAGGCAACAACTTAGTTGATGTTGTAAGCACAACCCCATTTTCAGAAATCAACGGTCAGCGTTTGGCAGATGTAGGCGATATTGACGGCATCACATCTCTTAATGGCTTGCGTGTTATGTTCTATAATACAGGCATTGCAAGTGAGATTGGTTATGTTTCATCATACTTTGGCGAAACAAACTTTGACGTAAACGATGATTTGTTAGTTGCACCGCTAACGTTAACAGTATCAAGTTGCAACACAACTGCATTTAGTTTAGCATCAGGTACAACTGAAGGATTAGTAGTAGGTCAAACAGTTACTTTTGACAATCCGGTATTTGGTGGCATCACAGGTGGACAAGTATATTATGTTCATAGTATCCCATCATCAACTACATTTACAATTGCAACCACATTAACTGCTGGTTCTCCATTAACATTAACTGCTGGCTCAGGCACAATGACAGTTAATATTAATCAGGGCTTGTATGAAGAAGGATTCTACACTACTGTAAATCAGAACTTCTACAGAATTGAATATGTTGGCAATCCTGATGATCCAGTATTGCGTTTGATCCCAGATGGTATCATTCCAACAGAACAAAAAATCACAGCACAGTTTGGAACTGAGTGGATTGATCGCCTATTTTATAGAAATACTTTAGGTGTCATTAGTTTAGTTCCTTATATTTCTGCACCACTAGATGTATTATATTATCAAGACGGTACTAGTGCAAATAAAGTTGGTATTATTAGAATCATTGAAAGTAATACTACCAATACACTTGATATTGAAACTGACGTTTTAGGTCAAAAGAACTTTACTTCTACTAATGGAGTAGTTTTTACTAATGGTCTTAAAGTAGAGTTTGACGGTGATGTTATCCCGTCAAGTTATCTACAGGGTCAATATTACGTAGAAGGTGTGGGCTCAAGCATTGAACTAATTCCAGTAGATTCATTGATCTGTCCTGAAGGATTTACTCAAAGTACTTTTATACCTTTTGACACAACTCCATACGATATTGGAAACTTTGACAGTAATCTTTTCGTTCCTGTTGATCCAGACTATATTACTATTGCAAGAAATAGCATTAGTAAAAACGCTTGGTCACGCAGTAACCGCTGGTTCCACATTGACGTAATCAATAACACTGCTTCATATAATAACAATCCAGATATTGTTACTACATACGCAACTGCTAACAATAAAGCAAAGCGTCCAATTATTGAATTCTACCCTAACCTTAAGTTATTCAACTCAGGTGCAGTGGGTAAAAAGGCTGTTGACTTTATTGACACTAGAACTACTGATGCATTATCAACAGTAGCAAATCAGGAAAACTATTACCCTGATGTTGAAGTATACACAGGTTATGTAGCAACTATTGCCTCAGTTGTAGGTACGTCTACCACTGTAACAGTAGATGAAGATGAAGTCACTGGTACATTCCAAATTGGTATGTATGTCACTGACTCTACTAATCTTTTACCTAACAACTCACAAATTAGTGCAATTGCAGGAACTGGTACTGGTACATTAACTCTAACAATTTCTTGGTCTGGTTCACAGTCAGTTGGATCAACCGCTGATGCATCTATTATTGGTACAGACACAACAGTTGACAACTTTGCATTGTTCCCTGAAGCAAGAGTTATCTTTGCGGCAGACACCGATGCAAGCGTAAGAAACAAGATTTATGTTGTGAACTTCTCAACATTAACTCCTTCATCAACTCCGGTCATTACATTGACTGTTGCAGAAGATGGCGAGTGTGTTCCAAATAATCAAGTAGCAATTCTAAGAGGCTACAATTATGAAGGTGACAGTTTCTATTATGACGGCATTGAATGGATTCAAGCACAGCAAAAAGTAACAGTTAACCAAGCACCGTTGTTTGATATCTATGACGAGAACGGAATTAGTTTTGGTGATACTGATATCTATAGAGGTACATCATTTGCTGGTTGTACCCTATTCCAATATGGTATTGGTTCAGGATTAGATGACAGTATTTTAGGATTCCCGATTCGTTATTCATCAATTGATAACGTAGGTGATATTAGTTTTGATATTACATTAAACAACGATACTTTTGATTATGTTCGAGGTACTGACCCTATCACACAAAAAGTAAACACAGGATATGTGTTTAACTATAATTCTATTGAGTCATATGCACGTGAATTAGGTTGGCAGACTGCCATTGCACCTAGTGTACAATATCAGTTATTCAGTTTTGATTATTCAATTGCAAATCCAACTAGTACATTCACATGTGATGTTGCTATGTTACCTGAATTAGCAGACGGTGAATTAGGTTGGCCAAGAATTCAAGTATACAACAATAATGAATGGGTTGCACCACAGAACTACACAGTTACAATTGGAACTGATTCAACTACTGTCAACTTCAGTAATACTGGTGACGTAGACACTGTATTTCAGATCCTAGTTTTAAGTAATCAAGTAAGCAATACTGCTTATTATACTATTCCTATTAACTTGAACAATAACCCATTCAATGCAGATTTGACTACTGCTAACATCGGTGATATTCGTTCACAATATCAGGACATTTTCATCAATGCTCCTGGTACAGAAGGACCTATTTTTGGTTCAAACAACTTTAGAGATTTAGGAAATCTTGTACCATATGGTACAAAAATTATTCAGAATAGTGCAAGTTTAGTATTGCCAGGCACATTCCTGCGCAAACAAAATCACAATCTATTTGATGCATTGTTATTCAACAGCCGCGAGTACATCAAGTACAAGCAGTTATTAGTAGACACAGTTAACAACATGGATTTTGTGCAAAGATTTACTCCTGCACAAATTCTAGACGATGCATTAGATCAAATGACTGCGGCGAAGAGTCAAGTAAATGCATTCTTTTGGTCAGACATGTTGCCAAGTAAGGCACCATACAGAACAAATACATATACTTTCAACAATGACTTAGATACTGCTATCTATCCATTAACGCAAGTATATAATTTCACACAAGCAAACTATAACGGTGTATTAGTTTATTTGACTAGAACAGTAGAAGGTCTTACTTCACAGACACAACTATTGCTCAACGTAGATTATACTATTAGCACAGACAGTCCATCATTGACTGTTACTATTGGATTACTTGCCGGCGATCAAATTACTATTAAAGAATATAATCAGACATATGGTTCATATATTCCAAACACTCCAACTAAATTGGGCGTGTATCCTGCATATGAACCTGCAGTAGTATTGGATAGTGATTATACACAGCCTACATATTTCATTAAGGGACATGATGGCTCATACACTAAACTATATGGCGAATACATTGCAGAATCTAATACCTTGGTTGACTTTAGAGATCAGGCATTATTAGAATTTGAAAAGCGAATTTACAACAACCTCAAACTAAGCACTACAGTGCCGATTGAGCGTTATGAAGTTGTTCCTGGATTCTTTAGAGATCCTACATATTCATGGAATGAATTTTTAGAAATTTATTCAGAGTCATTCTTAAACTGGGTAGGTCAAAATCGTTTAGATTACAAAACACAGTATTACAACAAGAACGATGAATACACTTACAACTATGTAAACTCAGGTAACAAATTAGACAAAGCGCCTATTCTTCAAGGCTATTGGAGAGGTGTGTATGAGTATTTCTACGACACAACAACACCAAACACTAGCCCATGGGAAATGTTAGGTTTTGTAAATCAGCCAACTTGGTGGACAGATAGATATGGTCCTGCCCCATACACAAGTGAAAACTTGATTCTATGGACTGACTTAGAACAGGGTTATATTTGGAACAACGGTGATCCATACTATGTTGAAGAACTAGCACGTCCTGGCTTGTTGAATATTCTACCAGTAGATAGTGCAGGTAATTTAATATCTCCGTTGAATTCTATTGTAGGTAACTATAATCCAAATACATTCCAGCGTGATTGGAAAGTCGGTGATGATGGTCCAGTAGAATTGTCATATCGCAGAAGTTCAAGTTATCCGTTTGACTTAACTAGAATTTTTGCATTAACTCGTCCTGCTGAGTTCTTTAACTTAGCAGTAGACCTTGACAACTACAAATATAGCGAAGAATTTAATCAGTATCTTGTAGACAATCGTAGCCACTTGAATATCAGTAATATTCAAATTTATGGTAACGGCACTGCAAAGACCTCATACATTAACTGGATTGTTGATTATGAAAAGCAGTTGGGTATTGATGCTACAACTAATATTACTGAACTATTAGATAATCTAGATGTTAGATTGATTTACAGACTTGCAGGTTACAGCGATAAGACATTACTCAAGTTCTACGTTGAAAAGGGTACTCCTAACTCACGCAATGCTAGTTTGTTGATTCCAGATGAATCATATGCAGTATTGTTATATGACAATCAGCCTTTTGATAGATTGTCATACTCAGGTGTTATCATTCAGCAACTTGATGGTGCATGGGCAGTGTATGGTAATTCACAAAACTTTGCATACTTCACTACACTTGCACCGTTATACAACGGTAAGTATACCAACATTAATGTTGAGGGCTTAAAAGTCAAAGTAACAAATGACTATCAGAATGAAGAAGTATTAGTGCCATACGGTACTCGCTTCTATTCTGTACAAGAAGTTTCACAATTCATTATGAGTTATGGCGCTTGGCTAAAGAGCAAGGGCATGATCTTTGATGAAGTTCAAAATGGTCTAGAAGTTACTTGGCAGCAAATGATTAATGAATTCCTATACTGGACACAAACTGGTTGGGAAAACGGTAGCGTAGTTACACTAAACCCAAGTGCTACGTTGATGAAGATTGACAAAGAAAGTACAATCGTTCAGCCACTAACAGTACAACAGCAGAACTTTATTCTAAATCAAAACTTGTATCCAATTTCATTGGACAACTTATGTGTACAACGTGATGGAACATTATTCAGTACCCACACCTTAAACCAAGGTGATGCAATGAGTTATGCTCAGTTTAACATGAGTAATTTTGAGCATGGCATTGTATTTGATAACGTTACATTGTTTAACGATATCATTTATAACTTGACAACTGGTTTGCGTCAATCACGTATTAATGTGCGCGGTACTAAAACAGCCGAGTGGAATGGTACAGTCAATGCTTATGGCTTCATCTTGAATCAAGATAACGTTCAAGAATGGTCAAGAGAACTTAAGTATGTTAAGGGTCAAATCGTTCTATACAAGAACAAGTATTGGACTGCATTAAAGATTATTGAGCCAAGCAATGTATTCAGAGAACTAGATTGGAAAGAAATCGATTACGAGGATATCCAAAAGGGACTACTGCCAAATTCAAGTACACGTAGTTATGAAAGTACATTGTACTATGATGTTAACCAGGCTAACCTAGAGCAAGATGCTAACCTATTAGGATACTCATTGATTGGCTATCGCCCACGTGATTATCTAGCATTAGCAGATTTGACAGACGTTACACAAGTTAACGTTTATAAGAACCTTATTAAGAACAAAGGTACACGTAATGCAGTTGAAGCATTCCGTGGTGCTAACTTGCCACAAGGTGGCATCGACTACGAAGTATATGAAAACTGGGCTATTAAACAAGGTGAGTACGGTGGCGTATTAAACGACAACTTTGTTGAATTCCGCGTCAATCAAAACAATATGACAGGTAACCCAAGCATCGTGTCATTGACTGAGGGCATGCCAACAGTTGGTTCAATGCAGGAAGTTCCGTTGTACAGTTTATTCAACTATGGACGCCCTGTAAACAGTCCAAACGTATTGAGTACTGTAACTAACAATCCTCCAAATGACTTATATCCTGACGCAGGTTATGTCAATTTTGACGATGTTAAAATGGCAAGTTACTTCTTTGCAGGCTTACCAAGAGCAACAGATAAGAACAATCAAATTGTTCCTATTCAAGATTTCTATGTAAGAGATTATCTATGGCTTGCAAACTTCAAAGAACGTTGGGATGTTTACTCATGGAAGCCAGCAGGACAAATCGTTGAAGTACGTAATAACTTAAACAACACTGCAACAGTTAGATTTGCCAATCCACATAACTTGTCTAAGTTAAAACCATTAGCAATTATCAACTTTGCACCAAGTGTCGATGGTTACTATATCGTAACAAATGTTGTCAACACACTAGAAGTTATCATTAACTTAATCGTTGTAAATGCAAGCCAAACGTCATTGCAAGGCAGAGGCATTGGTCTAACATTTGAATCACAGCGTGTTGCAACACCTAGTGAAATTGGTAATGTAGATTTACTTGAAGCAGAATTCAGTAAGAATACTGTTTGGGTAGACGAAAACAGTGATGGTGATTGGGCAGTATATCGTAAGAATATCAATTACCAATATCTAAAAGAATTAAGTAGAGATCCAAACGGTGACACATTTGGTAGTGCTGTAGCATATACAAGTGACATGGGATATTTGATTGGCGATGCAAATGCAGGCGAACTATATCGTTATGCTTACAATGCATTGACAAGTCAATATGATTTAGCAGAAACAATTACTGAAGGAACTTCATTTGGTTCTACTATTGTTTATGCAAACAATGTATATGCTGTATCAGAACCAACATCAGGCACACCTAAAGTTTATGTTTATACATTGAACAACAGTACATTGTCAGATGATATTGTAGACTACCAAACAATTTCTGCACCAGGCGGTGTAACTAATTGGGGTAGCGAATTAGCATTGTCTAATGACACTAACTGGTTGTACATCTCCGATATTGATAACAATCAAGTATACGTATATCGTAGAGATCAAATTCAATTAACTGCCGGATTCTTAACTGTAGGCCAAACCTATACTATTACTACAGTCGGTGACACTGATTGGGTAGCAGCCGGTGCTATTGAAGGTAAAGTTGGAATCACTTTTGTTGCAACTACTACAGGTAGTGCATTAGTATCAGGTGGCACAACACCAGGTATTGCAATGCAAGTAACCTATAATCAATCTGCAATCATTGACGGTTCAGTATTGGGTCTAGTATCAGGTGACAACTTTGGTAAAGCAATGTCAACTGACAACAACGGTGACGTATTAGTTGTTAGTGCGCCTAACAAAGATTACAGTGCTTCAATCACAGATTGGGGCAGTGCATATGTATATCAAAGAACAGTTCAAAATATTGAAGCACAGTACAACTCATTACCAAATGAACCGCAAATCTATCAGTTAGCATGGACTCCTGATACTACTGCAACTACTGTAAGTGCAACTAATGCAACAGGTAACTTGATTACTCTTGCAAGTGCAACAGGTATCAGCGTTAACGATCCGATCATCTTTACTGGTATTGGATTAACTGGTACAGGCATTAACGGCAACACTGTTTATTATGTAAGAACTAAAGTAGGAAATGATATTACTATCAAGACTTCACGTTCAACTACAGATGTAGTAACTGTTGCAACAGTAGGATCAATTTCAAACGTAACTGCAACTGCACAGACTACACCACTGTATGTAACAGTAAATGGTGTATTGGTACAAGATAACAACTATGCTGTAGTTGGTTCAAGTCTATATTATACAAATCTATTACGTGCAGGCGACATTGTAAATGTAAGTGGTAATGAGTTCAATCTACTACAAACCTTCACATCAGACTTTAATGACAGAACTAACATTCAGTTTGGATATGATTTAGATATCACTGCACAAGGTGCAGATATTCTAATCGGTTCTCCATTAGAAATTAACAATGACAACGTAGAAGGCGCAGTATATCGTTATACCAACGGTGGCGCCAAATACGGTGTTGTAATTGGTACAAATGAATGTAATGTTACAACTAATCGCAAGTTGTTAATTAATGGATATCTAGTATTCTTGTCAGCAGGTAACGCAACTGTTGCTGCCAATACTATTAATACTGCTCAGATCACTAACGTTGAGGCATCAGCCACTTCAGATAATAAATTGATCATTCAAGTAATTAATAAAGACTTGACAATTGTAAATGAAAAGTTAGTAGTAACTGCATTTGATAATAGTACTCTTTCTGAACTAGGTTTAGAAATCTATACCAATACTCAAATCATTACTTGCCCACATGAACAGGGTCCAACAATGTTTGGTGCAACTATTAAATTCAATGAATTTGATAGCGTAGTAATTTCTGCACCAGTTGGAACACGTTATGCTGGTACTACATTTGATTTTACAGACGATGAAAACTTAGACAACGACACTGTATTCGATAATAATGCTACTCGCTTTGTAGACAGTTATCAAAATGCAGGTGCAGTATACATGTTTGATTATTTGGATAACTATAACGAAAGTTTAGTAAATCCAGGTAAGTTCGTATATGCGCAGTCTGTTAATAGCCAAGATCAAGAATATGGCGCACAACCAATGTATGGTACTGCACTAGATTTCAATGAATACCAAGTAGTAATCGGTACTCCTGGTTATCAGCCAGGTACAGTTGGTGGCGAAATTATTGTTTATACTAATAGTACAGGTATTCCCGATTGGTCAATCTTCAGACAGTCTGCTCCAATTGTAGACATTAACAAGATTCAGAACACACAATTGTTTAGTGCCGAGACTAATAATACATTAATCAATTTAGATTACATGGATCCGTTACAGGGTAAATTACTAGGTGCTGTACGTCAAAACATTGATTATGTTTCTAGTGTAGACCCTGCAAAATACAATTCAGATTTAGCAGATCAATCAGGTTATGTTTGGAGTGAAGCACATGTTGGACAAATTTGGTTCAACACTAACAATGTAAGATGGCTAAACTACCATCAAGATGATGTGGTTTACAATTCAGAGCGTTGGGGTCAAGTATTCCCAGGTTCAGATGTTGCTGTTTATACATGGGTTTCAAGTTTCGTTCCACCAAATGCATATCCAGGTCCCGGAATTCCACTCAACATTAGCCTATTCAGCGTCAGTAGCACATTGAATGCATCAAATGTTGTAGTACCGGTTTATTACTTCTGGGTAAGAAATACTAACTTAGTTGCCACACAAAGAGACAAAACATTATCAGACACTATTATTGCAAACTATATTGCAAATCCTAGAGGTTCTGGCATTGCATACATGGCACCATTGCTACCAAATACATTTGGTCTATACAACTCACTTGAATATATCAACGCAAACGACACTGTATTCCATGTAGGATATAGTAACGGCACAAGTAGTGACGTATCACACCAAGAGTTTGCATTGATTAGAGAAAACTATGCAGATGACTTCTTACCAGGCATTCCGCAGTTTGGATCAACACTAAGACCTGAAGGTCTATATGATAGATTGCTTGACAGTTTATCAGGTGTTGACGAAGCCGGTGCAGTTGTACCTAATCCATTCTTACCAAAAGCAGTACAGAGTGGTATCTTAGCACGTCCTCGTCAGAGTTTCTTCTATAACAGATATTTGGGCTTAAAGAACTACTTGCTATATGCTAACACAGTTCTAGCACAGTTCCCAATTGCAGAAACACGCCGTGAAGCAAGTTTCTTGTTTGCACAAGGGGAATTCTACAATACTACTGATTATTGGGAATACGTAAACTGGTGGGCAACTGGATATGATGACAATACTAAGTCAGCATTGCAAGTTAGCATTTATGCTGATCTTGCCGCACTAAATGTTGCAACAGGCACATTAGTAACTGTGGAGCAAAACGGTGAAGGTAAGTTTGAAGTTTATCGTTATGATGGATCAGGTGTATGGACACGTGTAGGTCTAGAGAACGGTACCATCCAGTTCAAAGTTTATCTATGGGATTACGCTGAAGCAAAATTAGGTTTCAGTGGTGACTTCTTTGACACAACAAGTTATGACTCATACCCAAGTGAAGAAACAAGATATATTGTTCGTGCTTTGAACGAACAGATTTATGTTGAAGATTTGTTGACATTTAGAAACAAATCATTGATTCTATTGTTTGAATACATTCAAACTGAGACAACTGAATCTCAGAACTTCTTGCCTTGGCTCAATAAGACTTCATTGGTTGATGTTGCGCACAAGATTCGTGAACTACGTCCAATTGAAGTATTCCAAAGTGATAATCAAGACTTCTTAGCAGGTTATATTAATGAAGTCAAGCCTTATCACGTAGTTGTAAAAGAATTCTTATTCAAGTATACCGGCGAGGAAGTATTTGAAGGTAACATCACTGACTTTGATTTACCTGCACAATATAACAGTCAGTATCAAAAGTACATTACACCTCAGTTAGTATATACTGAACCAAATAATGAATATGAGTATGGACCTACTAATGAAATTTGGTCAAATGCAGAATATAATCAATGGTTCGCTAACAAAGGCGTGTCTATTACAGGTCAACCAAACTATGAAATTACAGTTCTAACTTCATATTTGAATTTAAGTTCAAGTTTCATTCTTGTTGACAATGTTCAGGGTTTCCCAATCAACGGAACTATTAGAATTGGCAACGAAGAAATTGGTTACTCACAAGTGGATCGTGCATTAAATCTAATCAGCGGATTGATTAGAGGTGTAAACGGTACTCCTATCGTTGATCATATTCCTGGCGAAAAGATTTATATTGACTTACCTGCAGTATTGTTACTAAATGGTGGTAGAGGATATACTGAACCTCCTAAGGTAACTGCATATATTGATCAAACTTTGTACCCAGCACCAACAAGACCTGCTGTACTAGAAGCAGTAATGAGTTTGGATAGCGTATTACAAGTTAATGTTATTGATCCAGGTCAGGGTTATGCTGTTCTTCCTGAAATTAGAATTGACCCGGCATTGCAGATTTTCTTCACTGACACTGCGGTAAACTCATCATTGCATACAATTAACATTTACGCACCAAATATTAGAACAGGTGACTTAGTACAATACAAGGATGCAGAAGACGGTACCGGTATTGGTAAATTGATTAACAATCAATGGTACTATGTGAATGTGTTAGAAAACAATCCAAGTACAATTGTTGCATTGTATTCAAGTTACAGTGATGCGGTAGATAACAAAGATCGTATTGAAATCTTTGTCAATGGCACTGCGGATACATTCTCATTGAATTTGGGTGCAAGAGCAAGCGCAATCACTACAGCAAGCCCAGTCAGAGAAAACAACATTACGCTACGTTTTGACAGAACAACATATCGTTCACAAGTTCAAGATTGGGTAGCAGGTGCATATTATGGTTCATTCTTTGCAGGTAGTTACTATAACAGTGAAAATGTAGCCAGTGCATCAATTCAATTACAAAGCACACAGCCTCCAATTGAAAACATTTTGGCTAGTGCGCAAGGTGTTGCATTTGAAATCGTTGATGTTGAGAACGATCAGGAAGTAAACTGGTCAACATTTGAACGTACTGTGGCTGCAACAGTGGCTGCAAATGATGTAGTAAGACTAAGTTACAGTAGTACTGAACCCAATGCTAGTGGATCAACAATTGGCTTCACAGTAGGTATGCCTGTTAAATTCATCGGCGCCGCATTTGGTGGAATCACTGAAGGTGTAACTTATTATGTTGCCGAAGTAATCAATGATTCTGATTTCTCTATTATGGATGAGAACGGTACAGTAATTTCATTAACCGATGCTACTGTATCAGCACAAGGATTGACATGTTTGGTTGCATCAGTAGTCAACACCGCAGTATTGACTGTAAACTATCCAGGTATTTTAACTGTCACTGCAACAGAAGCCGGAACTAATAAGTTAACAGTTCCTATTAGTGCTATTGGTACAGGTGGTACACGTGGTTTCTATGTCAATCTACCAGTATTCTTTAGTGCAGGTGGATTCGGTGGCATTACTGAAAATCTAACTTACTATATTAGAACAGTAGTTGACGATGAAACTTTCACTATCAGTGAAAATGACACACCTACATCTACTACAGCATATTCTGCCGCATCATCAACTGACATTATCACAGTAGAATCAACTGAAGGTTTCTCAGTTAACGATCCAATCATCTTTAATACAATGGTTGTAGCAGGCACTGCTTCAAACACATTTGGGAATATTGTTTCAGGCACAACATACTATGTAAGTCAGATTGTAAGTGATACACAATTAAAGATTTCAACATTAGTCAATGGTTCAGTATTTGATCCAGGTAACGTATCTGCCGCAAGTAATACTAATGCATTGTTAACTAACCAGTTCGATACCGTAACATTAACTACTGCAACTGGCGAAATGATAATGAACGTTTCATTGCCAGTAAGTCCTGGTCAAGTTAACGGTCAGTTGTTTACATTGTATGAAACTTCAGAACAGTATCCTGCTATCACATCAGGTACTATCAGTAACTTGATTGAAAGAACAATCAATGCTACTATTGCTACCGTAGATAGAATTGCTATCCCTGAATCAGATGGCGGCACTGATAATTTCTATGTAAACATGCCATTGCGTGTTGATAGTGCAATCGGTGGATTGACTACTGCGACTAACTACTATATCATTGAATATTCTGGTATGGAAGATCCATTAAATCCAGGCGAGTATTTACCAAATATTCAAGTAGAAGTAACTAATACAAGTGCAAGCACAGATGAATTAACTTGCGATACAACTGAATCATTATATGTAAGAATGCCTATCGTATTCACTGGTGTTGCATTAGGTGGTATCGTAATTGGTCAAGAGTATTTCGTACAATCAATTACAAGTCCAACAACATTTAAGATTTCAGAAACACCTACTGGAACAGCAAAAGACTTAACCGGTGCTAACGGCATCATGGTTGGTACTGGTGATCCTTATATTGTTGTTTCAACTAGTATTGGTGGTGGTGCAGAAACACTATCATCAAGTTCTACCGGAACAACATCAAGTTTCACACAGTTTACTACAGGTATTCCTGAGTTTGATATCTCTTATGTATTGGGTGGTTATCGTGCAATCATCACTGATCCTGGATCAGGATTTGCTATCAACAATACTATTACTATTAGTGGTGCTGAAGTTGGTGGAACAAGCCCAACTAATGACATTACCCTAACAGTAAACACAATTAATTCAACAGGACAAATTACTGATGTGATTTGTTCAGGAACAGTTCCTGGATTGTCAAATCAATACTATCTCAAGGTGCTGTCACCAAATACATTGGGCGTTTACAGTGATCCATTGATGACTGTACCTGTATCAGGCATTGGCTTTAACTATGTTGGATTCACTACAGCAAGTGTAACTGGTATTAACTCATCTACTGATACATTGACAATTGCAGATACTAGCGTCTTTAATGTTAATGATGCAATTGTGTTTACAGGCGACACTACACCAACATCATTGGTTGCAGGAAACACTTACTATATCTTAGATATTGTAAACTCAACAACATTTACTGTTTCTGATGAACCAGGTGGTAGTTTGATTACTATGCCTACTACAGTTTCAGTTGACTTCACTGTTGCTAAGGCAGGAAGTTTCGCACTATTACCCGAACCATTCTACTTCAATCAGAGTATTGTTAAGTTCAATGGTAGAGTTTATATCTGTATCATTTCTAACAATGATGACGAATTCGTATTTGGTAAATGGGAACTACTAGATAGCGGTGACCGCAGATTGAATGCACTTGATAGAACAATTGGCTACTATCAGCCAACTATCAATATGCCAGGTGTAGACTTAACACAATTGTTTGAGGGTATCACATATCCAAATTCAATTTACTTGGGTAACCCATTCGAGCCGGGTCAGCAATTTGAACTAGACACAGTATTGACAGATCAGCCATTCTACCCAACTGAAGTTGATGTAACCTCAGTAGTTTGGAACGGAACACATTATCTTGCGGCTGCAAATCTACCTGACTACTCAGCAGTATTGGGCAGTGCATCAGGTGATAACTGGGCAATTGCAAAATTAACAAACATTGGTGTTGGTGCAACTGACATTATCTATGCAGGCGGTTATTATGTAATGACCTCAACCAATAGTGCTACACCGGTGTTCAGAAGTAATGATGGCATCACATGGACAACTAATGGTTACTTTACACCATGGGGAAGCGTACCGTACGATACTATTCCTTATGACATGACCTCAATCAGTATTGCGGCACTAGCATTAAACAGTGTTGCATATCGCAATGGTTATTATGTAGCAGTAGGCGACAATATTGTACGCAGTGATGACACATATATTTGGAGAGAAGTAAACACATTCCAGCCAGAATACAATAATCAATTGTACGGAGTTGATAATGTTGAGATCACTGCATTCAATGGCTTCATTGCAGTTGGTAAGGGCAAGCGCCCAGATTATTCAACTGGTGTAACTTTACTCGTTGACACTAACTTAATTCTATACAGTAACAACGATGGTTTAACTTGGACAACAGTTCCATCATTAACACCTAAGGGTCTATATGCAATCGCTGATAACGGTTCAGTTGCAGTAGCAGTTGGTGAGTCAGGCATCATTTATTACACAAATAACGGTGCTAACTGGTTAGGTGTCAATGAAGTAAGTATTATTTCTATCAACGAAACAACAAACCAAATCAACGTTACAAATACTGCAGGTTTTGCAGTTAATGATGTTGTAAGATTTAGTGCCGCAGTCGGTGGGTTATCAACTGGAACTAGTTACTATGTTGTTAATGTTGTTTCAGGATCACAGATTCAAGTTTCAACTACATTAGGTGGTAGCCCGGTAACATTAGTTAATACTACTGTTCCAGAACAAACCATGATGTATCTATACGAAGTCGATCCATTAACATTGCGTGATGTTACATACGCAAATGGTGTATGGGTCGCAGTCGGTGATGAAGGTGTTATTAAAACTTCTTCAGATTATTTGTCATGGTCAACTGTAACATCAGGTACTGTTGAGAATCTAAATGGTATTAACTACAATATCACTGATTCAACGTTCATTGCAGTAGGTGACAACAACACTATTTTAGTATCTGATGATAACGGTGTTACATGGACAAGCAGTTCACTATTCACGGTTGCTCCAACTGTATACGATGTTAAAGGTGCAGACTTCCCATATGGTTATGGTCCAGAAGAACTTGTACCGGGAGTTGTAACTGACAATCTAACTATGATTGTTACAACACGTCCTGGCACTAACTGGCCAGTTACTGAGTATGCACATACTGGATATAAAGTAGTCAGTACCGAAATGACACCAACTTCAGCATCACAAACTGAATATAGTTTTGCAGAAGTACTTCAATATCCTGCACAAGTGTTTGTACAGGTATTAGATGCGACAACTGGTTTGGGCACTACATTACCAACAAGTGAATATACTGTTGATTGGCTAAACAAGGTTGTTGTATTGAACACTCCATTAGATTACTTGTCACCTTCTACACAAAGTCTACGTTTAGACGTATATGAAGTTGGTAACGGAGATCAATTGGTTAAATCTAATAGTGATACTGATCCTATTAGAACTAACATTCAATCCGGTTTCAATGAAATCTATTTAAACTGCAACTACAGCGAAACGATTTTCCAAGGTTCAGGTGTAATTAGAACAGGTTCACATGCTATTGAAGTGGAAGCAACTGCTACTGATGGTACTACTGACAGAATCACATGTGTAAATGTCTCTGACTTTACAGTTAATGATCCAATTACATTCCAAGGTGTTACATTTGGTAATATCCAAGAAGAAACTACTTATTACGTAAAGACTGTAAGTGTCGCAACCAGTACAATCACTGTATCAGATAGTTATAACAGCATTACAGGTACAGCAGGTCCTACATTCTCATTGGCAACTGCAACTGGTTCAATGATTGTTAATATTCAAACTGGTACAGGTACTGTTTGGACTGACCCAATTGTGTTCTTGAATGGTACTAAACTTGTATTGGGTAAGACTAATACAATCAGTAGAACTAAAGCAAGTAATAATGCAATTACAACCAATTCAACCGGTGGTTTAATTGTCGGTACTCCAATCATGTTCGATAATTTCATCTTCGGTGGCGTCATTCAACCAATGACAACATACTATATTCATAGTATTATT